TTTGTTTCCTTTTGCGGCTTGGTTTTCTGCAAAAGCATCTAATGCCACACCACCAATAATACCTGCTAATCCACCTTTAAGTAATTTTGAACCACCTTTAAGTAAGTTTGCAGGTTTTAAAGAATTACCAATTTTTGGTAATAAATTTTTAGCAGAATTAAATATTTTTGACATTCTACTTCCTCCTCTAGGTCCTCTTGGAGTACGTGTCCTTCTTGATTTTTTCTTTTTAGAATCAGAACTATCACTATCTAGCATATCTGTAACACTACTATCACCATCCTGATTTACTACAAATACTCTCTGAACTCCCCCAAGTTTTTTACCTAAATAATTACCAGCAATTCCACCTGCAAGGGTTGCTAATCCGGTCATTAAGTTATCACTAAACATTCTGTCAATACCTAATCTGGCTGCATCCGCTGCATTTTTAATTGCACCTGCACTTGTAATAAATGTATTTTCTTCTAACGTATTTAATTTTGATTCTGCCATTTGTTGGCCGAGTAAAAACGATTGATATTTTTGATACGCAGGAGATTTTAAATATGAATTTGTTATTTCATTTTCTAGTAATGCCTGGTCTTTTTGTTGTTGTAATAAATTCTTTTGATATTGCTTATATCCATCAGATTGTAAGTATGCTTTTGTTATTTCACCTGATAATTTTGCATCTATAATTGCCGTTTGAGCGGAAATAGATGCTTGTTGTGCAGCTAATGTAGATTGTGCAGCTTGTGTTGTTGATAAAAACCCCTTATTTCCTGCTTTTACATTTCCGGTTTGTGCACTTACATCTTTTGCACTTCCTGTTGCAATCTTTTGTATTGAATCCAAATCAAGTCCACCCAAAGCTTGCGATAGTGCCTCTTGTTGGAACATATTCATTTTGGATGGGTCTAACCCTTGTGCCTTTATAGATTTTAATGCATCATCGGTTTTACCTTGTGCAAATAATGCTCTTGCTTCTGAAAGGTTTACATTTTTACCCAACATTGCAGATAATTCCATTTCTTTTTTGATACTATCTTTATAGTTCAAAACCATGCTTTTACCTGCTTTCGCAATATCTCCAAATGAAACTCCTAATTGTTGTGCATATGCAACTTGCTTTTGTAATGCAGGACCTGATTTGATTTGGTATCCTAATGCCTCTTTGGATGCTTGTGCAACCTCTTCCATATACCCACCTAAATCTATACCCGCAGAGTCTGCCATTGCTCGCATACCCTCCGTCATATTTAATGCACTTTCATCTGTAAGTTTGCCCATTCTTTTAAAGAAAGACATCATACCAGATATATTTTCTGAAGATTGACCCGTTCTTTTTTCCAATACTGCCATATCAGCTGCTACATTGGAAGTTACTTTAGTACCCAATGCTTTTGTTGCAGTAGTTAATGAAGCAGCTACATTTTCCGCACCTACACCTGCTAATTGCATTTGTGCTGCACCATACCCAATTGAACCTATACCCTTACCATAAAGTGCAGTTTTAGCAGCAGCTTGAAATTCTGCTGCACCTGTTTGCATTTGTGCTGAAAATTGAATTGCTGCTCTTTGTGATGAGTGTGCAGCATCAATCATTAATCTGTTTACAGTATTAGCAGTATCAATACTATTTTGATTTACTTCTAAACCTATTTGTTTACCTACAAATCCCTTTTTCTGTTCAAGTTTGTTAAGTTCACCATAAGTGTTTATATTGTTTTGTCTTGATTCTAAATCTGCTCTTTGGGTTATAAATCTACGTTTATTAGCAAGTTTTAAAACTTCTCTTTGACCATCTATTAGATTTTGTTTTGCGTCGTTTTGTGCTTTGGTTTCAGCTAAATTTTCCGCACCAAAGTATTTCATAGATAAACCACCAATAGCTGCACCTAATGCAGTCATTGCTAGTCTTGTAGTATCGGCATCTTTACCAATACTTTGTATAGCATCACTTAATTCTCTAGCTAATGGGATACCAGATGAACCAACTTGGTCTAATGCGGCATTTAATAATGATGCTTTTTTAGCAGTTTTATCATACGCCTTTTCAACGGATTTCATTTCTGAACCTAAATCTTTAAAGATTTTTAATAAATCTTCGTTTTCTTTGGTATTAAGACCTGCTGATTTTAGCATTCTATCAAAACCAACACGCATTTCTTTTAGCTTTTTATTAGCCTGCTCTTGAGTCATTATACCATCTTTGACATCTTGATGGTATTGTGCAGATACGGTGCTAAAATCTTCCCACATTTTGGTAAGTTTATTAGCAGCAGTTACTTGGTCTTCGGTTAAACCTTTTGCATCTTTTAATGCAGCATTTATAAGATTTTGTGTAACTAATTGACTTTCTAATTTTTTATTAGATTGTTCATATAATTTATTAGTTTCTTTTGCTTGGGTAGTTTGATTAGCAAATGCACTGTCTAAACCAGCAGTTTCCTGCTTTTTTTGTGATTTAACCGAATTAGTAGATGATGATTTTTTAGCAGCCATTTATTCTATATTAGCTATATTTTTTAATTACGGCATCAATCTCTGTTGAATCTAGATTTCTTTTTTTTGCCATTGCTTTTGCAGAAGCCAAAACTCTATTCATATCACTATCCCACCCTGCCCATATATCTGCTAATTCCGGGTCTTTATCTCTTAAACGAGATAACCATCCGGATTCTTTATTCTGTGATTTTGCTTTTAAAAATAAAGAAAAGAATTTATCTAAAACTCCTTCTGATAATACTCTTTTAGACATAATTGTATTTTTAATTTATATTACTCATATAAATATCATCTTCTTCGAGTTTTAGATAAATTATTTGTATTAGATGGTTTAGCTTTTTCAATTTGTTCTCTTTCTTCCTCTTTTACTTTTAATAATTCTTTCCAATAAAACTGACGAAGTTTAGTTGGCATGAAATATAAATCATGCCAATTAAACCCACCATTTGCATAATAAACCATTTGAAAAAGGGTTTCATGCAATAATACGGAATAGTTACTCGGAAGGGTAAAAAAAGTCTATCCCGAATGGGATACGGAGAGCCTCCGTCTCACCTGCTGAATTTTCGTATTCCGTAACTAAATCTAAATCAGGAGTAAATGATAAAATATGTTTTCTCAATGCCTTAGAGTCCATTGCTAATAATCTATTAGAAACGAAGTTACTGATATATCCTAAATCTCTATTACCATCTACTTCCGTAATGATTCTTCTAAATCGTGTAGTGATTTCATTTCCTTGCTTTAAAACTTTTTCACTTGCTTCAACATCTTTTTGAATTGCAAGTTCATCACCGTGAGTAAGTAATTTAAATTTAATTGGAGTTTTTGATTTTGGTAAAATAAATTCGTATTCGTTATTTCTATTTAATAAAGTATAATCGATTTCTTTTGTTTTTAATTTAGATAAATCGATTTTAATAGTTACATCTTCTTCTGATACTGAATCATTTACCGTAACATCGTATTCAGGACCAAACGCTAACATTCTTGTAATAATTAAAATTGCGTTTTTATCACCAATTAAAAGGTCATTGATATTAACACCAGGTTCTACTACAATAGATTCTAACAATCTATCCAAATGTATTCCTTTACGGATTAAATTTGTAGAAGTTAAAATATCTTCTTCTTTTGCAGTCATCAATTTAAGAGTAATCTCTCCTTTTGATAAAGGTGAACTCTCTGGATATGCCAAACCTTTTGATGGTAATGAAATAACTTCCGTTGCAAATGGGAAGTTTTTTTGAGTTGCAATTTGGGGTGTTCCCAAACCTCTCGTAACTTGTTGTTCTAATTGTTCTTCCATAATATAACTTAATGTGTTTATTAATATATATCACATTTTTAAAAAAATAAAGGGGAACATTTCTGCTCCCCCTCACTTCAATTACTTTATTTATTTTTTAGTATTCTAATACTGCGTAATCAAATGTTAAAGTTAATTCGATTGAAACAGGGTCATTTGAAGCCCAATCCAATTCACCAAAGTTTGCTGATGTAATGAATGCTCCTTTAATTGTCCATTGTTCAACTTTATCACCAACCGGTCCTAACAAATAGAAAGTAATATCCTTCTTATAGAATGCTGCATATCCATCTCTACCCGTTAATGATTCATGTGATGTTCTAATCCACTCCATAACTTGTTGTGCTCCTGATGGAACGATTGGGTCGTAAAGTGTGATGTTCATATCATCCCAGTTAGATTTTCCCTTTATCTTACGTTTTACGTTGATATGGTCTAATTCAACTATTTCAGAAGTAAATGTTGGTCTACTTGCAGTTTTGATGATGTATGATTCGATACCATTGATTTCCATAATGAATCTATTACCAAGTTTTGGTTCAAAATTCTTATAAAATATCTTGTCAAATTCTAATATTTCTGGCATTTTCTTTTTATTTAAATGTTATTCTCTATAATAAATATGGTTTTTTAAAATTATCCGTTAAACGCCGCGCCAGTTGGTAAGATGTTGAAATCAATTTGAATGAATTCAGCTGTCTTAGTTGGTTGTAAGTAGATAGCTCCTTTCATAATGTTTCTATCAATTACATCTGGTGTATTGTTTGAATCATCCATCACAACTCTAAATGCATAAAGTCCTTGTCTTTGTTGGATTGATTCCAAATAAGGATTTACGATATTTAAGAATCTATTTCTAGTTTCAGCAGTATTTTGTTCGAATACTAAATATCTTGAAGTAGATGCGATGTATTTTCTAACAGTTAATAATAATCTTCTAACGTTAATTCTATCCAACGCAGATGGTTTATCTTGTAATGTTTTTTGTCCGAATACTACGATACCTTGTCCTGGGAACTGAACGATTGGATTAACCTTTCCTTCATATAAAGTATCTTTTTCAGATTGTGTTAAACGATTTTGAACAGATACTGCTCCAATCAATCCACCTCTATTTAAACCCGCTGGTGCAAACCATTCAGCTGCAACTCTATCATTTGATGCAAACACACCAGGTAATAATACCGATGGTGGTACTGCAATTAATTTGTTAGTGTTTACATCGATAGTTTTAACCCAAGGGTAGTAAGTTGCTGCGTAGTTAGAATCGATTGAGTCTGCTTGTGTTACTGCTTGTGCTACCGTATCTGTGTATGCGTTTGTATCCATAATGTAGAAACAATCACTTCTCTCTTCAACCATATCTAAAATATCAGTTGCTACTGAAGTGTGTAATCTTCTGATAACACCAGGAGTTACAACCATATTAATATCGTATTCATCTTGGTTAGATAATGCCGATACGTGCTTTCCGTAAGCAATAGAGCCAGATGATAATGATGTAGAAAGGTTAAATCCTTGTGTGTTTCCTGCAATAATATCGTTACCTTTGTAGATAGGAGTTGCAGGATTCATACCATCAAATCCTTCTTGGAATGCAACTAAGAATTGTGCTGCTGAATTACCAACAGATAATGCTCCTCCATTTGCTGCATCAATTCCAAATGATACATTAGCTCCTACACCTGCTCCATTAGGAATTGGTTTTAAATATATTGCGTTATCAGTATTACCATCTAAATCAATACCACCATATACAGTTGCCGAAGAACTTACATAAGTTACTGCCGGGATTAATGAACCAACTCCTGCTGATGCTGAGATTGGTAATGTGTAAGCTCCATGTGCAAAAGGTACTGCTTGAACTGGTGCGTTTTCGTTTAATTCAGCAATTCTAATATATTTTGAATTATTAACCCAATCACCTGCTTCAGTTACTTTACCATCGGATGCAATTGTTCTCTTTCTATCTCCAATCACTCTTGCGATGTAGTTAGGAGAATTAGGGTCTAAGTTTACATTAGAGAATGATTCTAACACAACTTTCTTTTTGTTTGTATCAGTAAAATCTCTAACAACTACTGTGAATGTACCATAATCAGTACCATTTACAGAACCCGCTGCTTTAATATTTGTAATAGCAACTTTAACTTTTGAGTTTGCTGCATTTCCTGCACCAATAGTTTCAAAACGGAAAAGGTTTGTTCTTTCTCCAGAAATCAATTGTGATTGAATGAATGGAGTTAATGCTTCTTGTGCATCATTAGTGAATGCTTGATTACCTAATACAGTTACACTTGCAGTTGTTTCTGCTCCAAATGCTATATTATGATTCTTAAAAAATCCATAAACATATGGTTTTTTTGCACCAAATGGTGATAATCCGAATACCGCTTCAATATCATTTACATCAGTTGAATTTAAAGATGCTGAGATTATTCCTGTGTTTGAACCCGATATATTAAATGTTCCCGCAGTAGATGGAGAAACAACCGTTCCTGCAAAACCTGCGTTTGAACCACTTGCCGTATTAAATATAATACCAACCGATGCAGTTGATGAACCAGTTGCAAATGTTAATAATAAAGGTGCATTTTCGGTATATCCATCGATACCTGCAACTCTACAAATTGTAGCAGTTCCCGCTTCTCTTAAATATGATTGTACTGCTAAAGGTGTGTAGTATGTATCATCAACTATTCCAAACAAAGTTTCGAATTCTGCTTGAGAATTAACGATTGTTGGAACTAAAGGACCTTCTTTGAAAGGACCGATGAACGCTGCACCAATATCAGCTACACCTTGTTGTAAAAATGAAAGGTCGTTTTCTTTTGTAAAAACACCTGGTGATACTATTTTGTCTGCCATTTGTATGCTAATTTAAAAATTTTTATTATCTCAATATAAATATAAAAATTATTTTCAAAACAACAATTTATTATTTGTAGTTAGGAGAGAAATAATCATATACTTGTCCTACCAATGTGGAAGTTTGTAATGTGTTATAAAACAATACAGGTCCTATTTGACCATTCCAGAATGATGTTCTAGCACTATTTGCCCCAATTGTTACATAGTTTGTAGATGATGGTGCGGTAAATGCAGCTGCGGTAAATGTTCCTACCGATGTTTTATCTACATATACGGTTACTGTACCAGATGGTTGGAATGTTGCCGAAATCATATACCAAACATTTGATGATAATGATGTTGTTAATTGTGCAGAGTTTCCTAATGTACTACCATAGAATTTTACTCTATTTAACGTAGAACTATCTGTTGATTCGATTGCTAAACCATAAAATCCACCATAGTCAAAAATATGTCTTGTAGTTGTACCTAATGTGGTTGTAGGTCTTACCCAAATATGAATAGTACCGGTATTTGTATTAAATTGAGTTATACCACCATTAATATTTGATGCAGTATCTTTATAAAATAAATCACCACCATCAAATGAATAATATCTTTCTTTTCTACTTGCACCACTATTATAAGATGGATTTGAGTTTGCTCTTGATAAAGGTCCCTGTGCTCCAGGTCTAACACCCGTTCCATATCCACTCATATCTAACACATCCACCGTTGGTGTTCCGGTTGCAGGTAATGAACCTGCTGCAAATGATGCAGTTTTAGCAGGTTCTAAATACATTCTTAATCCAGATGATGGAATACGTGGTTGAGTTGTTGTTCCTTTATTATGTGATATTGTTCCATTTGCCAAATAAACGTCAGCGTTCTCCACATTAAGTGTTACAATTTCAACATCATCTGTTACTTTAGCAACATCATATACTAAAACTTCAACTAAACCATCAACCTCATCATATGTTAATACAGAATCGCCTGGTAATATAGTTTCTACTGCTTTAAAATGATATTTTTGTGTTTCAAAATCAAATACATATAATGGGTGAGTTCCGGTTGCTTTTATTAAACCATTATTAATATTGTAATATCCACTCGCAAAATTAAATGTAATATCAGATACAGTTACATCTTGGTATTCACCTGCCGCAGTATCCGAATTAAACATTCTCCACTCTGTTGCTTCTGTATCAGTGCCATCCAATGACTCATCTGGTAATCCTGCTGGCACCCATGCTTTAATTACATCACCAACTGCCAAATCTTCTACATTTACAATAGCACCATCACCTTTTGTAATTGGAGTATCAAATAATAAACAGAAATCAGGTTGGTTAATTGTATTATAAACATCAACTGCGTATAATGTTTTAGTAGTAGTTGAATTATATCCCGTTGCTGCAGTATTAAATCCATCGTTATATGTCATTGATAATACCGATTCAGCTTCCGAATATGTTGATACTGCGATTGATGCGGGTGTTACCGGAAAAGTTGCAGTTGCTCCTAATGTTGCACTACCAACTGTAAAGTTTGCATTGTTAAATGATACCGAATAGTTAGCAGCAACAGTAGCAACTCTTGTAGTATGAGCAGTACCGGCACTTCCAAATGTAAATGTTGAATTTTCAGTTGTTGATTCTACAATATATGTAAAGGTTGGTGGAGTTATTGTTACTGAATCAATTGCAAATGCTCCAATAGAAATTGAAGTTCCTGCAGAAGCATTTCTTGCATTTAATGATGAAGCTTGTGAAGTTCTTGCCGAACCTACGGTTGCTCTATATAAGTTTCCTAAAGATAAATTAGTTTTTGGCATATTAGTATGTATTATTCTCCGTTATAAATATCTAAAAGTTTTTGTTTCCATACATCTTTATTTCCAAAATGCTTTTTCATCCAATCTTTTAGTTTTTGATGTTCAATTTGTCTTTCTTCATAACTATCTTTACAGATTTGCTCATAGGTTTCCTTAAAAGTTTCTGCATCTTTTGCTTTATATTTGTAGTCAAGGGGAATACACCAGTTTTCATGTAGTATTGGTATTTTGCC